CCAATTCGTAGTTATCAAGTGCGCCGTATGCCATGCAATAAGGTGTTGCGGCGGTCTTTGTTGCTGAAACCGCGTCACACGCGCTATTGATGATATAAGGCACGCCGTCGATTGTTCCGGTGTTTCCGTGGTTTACGATTGTGTAAACCTTTCTTCCGTCGCTATCACGAAGCATTGCAAACGCCTTTAAGTCTGCCTTATTAAGAATAAGTGTTGCGATTGCTTCCACGTCTTCGTCGCCGCCGTAAGAATAAATGATCTCGTCAAGTGTAGTATTTGTGATTGCACTCATTGTAAGATCGGTATTTCTGTCGATAACGTCGTCGCTTGAAGAAGCGGGATTGTAGAAAATACCCTTGATTGTGGAAGTGCTGCCGTCGCCGTTCATGATCTGACGTGTAATAATTCTACGAAGTGAACGTGTAACGCTGCCCTCGATAACGCCGTCATAATCTGCGTTTGGAAGTTTAACCATTTCTTCGGGTTCTTCTGTGTAAGCCGTGATCTTCTGCTTTGTGATTGCCACATAGCCGAATACGGGTTCGTTTGCGCTATATGCTGCGCCCTCTGCGGTAACTCCGCCGCCCGTTCCGTAAGACTTTACGAAGCCGCGGTTATAAGTTTCGCCACCCTGCAACGGAATAGCCTTAACGCGATCAATAAGACTTGATACGTCGTTGAAAGTTTCTTTAACGTCGCCTGCGGTATGAACAACGGGTGCGGTTGTTGCAACGGAAAGGCTATTTTTAACCTTGCGGGAAATAGTCTTTGCGCTATACTTAACGCCCTTTCCTGCCTTTGCTGCTGCGCCCCTTGCTTCAAACGCTTTGATCTTGCCGTTTACTTCTCCGGTTTCGCCCTGCACGCCGTCTTCCTTAACGTCGTTTTCTTCGGGTTCTGCTACTCCTGCCATTGCCTGCAATCTCTCGCGCGCCTTTGCGTCTGCGATAATTGCTTTTGCGTCCTCAACCTCTGCTACGATTGCGTTAAGGTCTTCGCCCTCTGCGCTCTTGGACTTCTCAACAAGTGCCGCAATGTGCTTTTCAAGGTCTTTAACGCTCATTTTGATAAGATCTTCATGTTTCATGTTGGTTTTACCCCTTTCTTTTTACTGTGTGATAATTTCCAAATAGTTACGCATTATTGCGTTGCGGGCTTTGATTGTTTCCGCTTCGCGTTTTGCTTTTGCTTCGTCTTCTTTCTGCTTTGCTGCTTCCGGTTGACTCTGCTTTGATGATAAAAGCCCTTTCGGGATCTTTTCGCGGTTGGCGCGATCCATATAATCGCCCACGGCGGCGGCATATTCTACGGCGTCGGTAACGTCGATATTAAAATACTTTGCCGCTTCTTCTCCGGATAACCACGTTTCCGCGTCCATTAACGCCGCGATTTCTTCCGTTGTCACGCCCTCTTTTAAGTGCTTGCCGTAGATCGCAAGCATACCGACCGCGATTTCGTCCAAATCGTCCGCCATTTTACGAAGTTCTGCGGCGTTTCCCTCGCCACAAGTCCACGGGTTGTGGATCATTAAAAAGGCGTTCGACGGAATTTTAGGCGGTTCGCTTCCTGCAAACGCTATTACCGACGCGATAGACCCCGCCAAACCGTCAACGTAAATTTGGACTTTGTTTTTCGCTGCGTGTCTTTGGATCATGTTGTATATTGCTATTCCTGCAAATACTGATCCGCCGCCCGAATTTATGTAAATATTAAGATCCTTTCCCGCCTGCGCGTTCAAGAAATCTTTTACCGCGTTCGGGTATTGGTCTTCGTCTTGCCATGCTCCCCACCAATCCGAAACAATATCGCCGTAAAAGTAAAGATCGGCTTTTTGCTCGGTTTCGTTTTTGACTTCAAAGCAATTAAAAATCTTTGGCACGTTTTACACCCCCTTTCTTTCGCTTTTTTGCGTCGGAATATATAACGCGATTGCTTGCAATTTGTTGTGTGCGCCTGCTGCCGCGTCCGGATCTGCTGCCGGATCTGCTGCGGGATCTGCCCCGCTGCCGCCTGCGCTTTCCTCGCCGATCTGATAAATACTTTGATCGTCCGCTTTAACATAGTTCAAAGAAACCATGCGAACGTCGCCGTCTTCGATCGGTTCGTAATACATTAACTCGCGGTATTCGTTTATTGTGATAACGCCGCGATCGAAAAGTTGCGATCCTACGTTTACGCGCGTCTGCAATGTTGCATACTGTAAGCGGTTCGCGGAAAAAATGATCTTGTTACCGAAACCGCGTTCGCGTTCTGAAAGCAACTTGAACGTAAATTCAAGCGAAAGTTGTAACGCGATCGGTTCGATCACGCTTTCATAAAATGCGTTCCACTCCGCTTCGTTGTAAGTCGAATTAAGGATCTTTTCGTTTACGTTGTAGTAACGATATATGTTTTCACGAAGAAAAACCGATTGTGTAACCGGAATTTGGTTTGTTCTCTGTGAGATTTCGTGAAACTCCATTGAATTGTCAAGTCCTGCAATGCCGCCGTCGTTTGACGCGCTCATATACGCTTCTTGAAATTCTTGTACTTTTTGTTTTAATTCGTCTTCGTCTGCGAAGTTGTTATATTTCAAATAACCTTTAAGGTTTGCCGAATTATTAACGGCGTTCCTTAACGACTCGCCCGTCGTGTCTAACAATTCAAGGGTTGTTTTTAACTGACTTTCCGGCGAAGTTCCTATAAATCGCTTTTTGTTGTATCGTGCTTTCAAGTGAATAACGGATTGATAAGGCAATGTGTATTCTTTGCCGTCGTACTCCCAAATAAAGCGAATAAAGATTGTTCCGGTTTCTTCGTCTTCCCAAATTCTGAAAGAATTAACCGTTACGGGAACAATGCTTTGTACCCTTGTGAAGTCCGGCGTATAAAAGATAACCGCAAAAGCGTTTGACTTATACACAAGATCACTTGCCATTTTGTAAAGCCCGTCAAACGGTGTAATTTCTGCCGCCCAACGAAGCGAAAGTAATTTTGCTAAATAGTCGTCTTTTACGGTAAGCCCTTTTGCGTCCCTGCGGATCACTTGCGGGGTCAATTTTCCTAAATTCTGCCCGATCGCGTGGGCGATAGATCCCACAACGTCGGAAGTGTAAAGGTCGCTTGATCCTTGATACTCTCCACGAAAAGCGAATATAGGCGCGTACTTATAACGTCTTAAATTCAAAAGATCTCGAATTAAACCCAAATTGTCGCGCCCCCTTTCTTTACATTCTAACCACATATTACACAACAAAAACGCCCGTTTGTTATTATCTTTCACGGGCGTTTTATCCTGCTGCAATCCGCGCGGTTACGCGGTTTTGCGCTCATTTTTAAGTTGTCGTCCTATTTCTTCGTGATACTTCATTTTGACCGCCAAAGCGTCGAACACGGCGACCGCTCCGTCGATATGTGCGCGCTTTTCGATCTTAACGGGTTTCATGCGGCTATCGTTTATATTTATATCAACCGCAACGTTTAGGAAATGCGATTGCAACAAAGCGTTGTCGCCTATGTCGTAATTTCCGTCTTTCAAATCTCCCTCGAACGCGTGCAAGATCGGCGTTAAGTTCGTGCCTTGATATACGTCGTCCATGTGGAAGCCGCTTTCCGCCATTTCCTGCACAAGATATTGTGCCGAATATCTATCGTACCCAACTTTTAACGGGCGGATCTTGTAGATTTTGACAAGATCGAAAAACCATTTATAAACGTCGTGGTAATCGACGGCGTTTTCTCCGGAGATCTGCAAGAAGCCTTGTTCTTGAAAGATATTGTACGGCGTGTTTTCTTCGTTTATTGCGATCTTGTACCGCTCCGCGGGCATAAAGAATTTTGCTAATATATAATTCTTTCCGTCGCGTTCGATCACGACGCAAGCCGCCGTAAGGTCGGTTGTTCTTGAAAGGTCGATCCCGCCAACGCAAAAGCAACCGCGGAAATCTTCAAGCGATAATCGTTTCGGTATTCCGTCCGCGTCCTTGCCGACCGCCTTTTCGACGTCTGCATATTCAAGCCACGCAACCGACGAATTTTGTTTGATGTTGCAATACTTTGTTAAAAACTCCGCTTTTTTCGATAACGACGCTTTCGCAATCGCTATTTGTTCTTCGTAAAACTCCCATGAAACGGAAACGTCCAAATTTGGG